TCCGGTGCGGGCTCCGGTGCGGGTTCTTTTTTCTCCAATTTCGTAACTAACTTGCCATCTTTAATTGTTCCTCCCTTAAAAACAGTGCTTGTTTCCGCAGGATCTTCTTCTATAAGAACGTCTAAAGCTCTTGACGCCTTTTCGCTAAAGCTTGGATCTGTTTGTTTAATTTGTTCAAGTAAGTCAATCAATTTATCTAGCGCAGCCATTATTCTCTCTCCTTTTAATGTAGTATTATGGTTTTTTCCACATAATAAATAGAGCCCCTACGCAGCTTTAACATAACTTATTACAAGATTTTCATTGGTCCCCGGGGGGTCATCAGAATTAAATTCGATTGTAGTATCATTTGTAACTGTGTAATCGTTACCGTCGCCCAATAACATTAAAATACCATCTCTAAACACCATTTGACTGCCGATAACAAATTCCTCTGAAACGGTAAATGTTGTTCTAGAGCCGTTTGGGGTTTCCTGAAAGCTCTGATTCGGCGCATATCTCGTTGTTGTGATTGTTCCTGCAGTTGTAGTTGTTGTAGTCGTCGTAGTCCCTCCTCCGCCTGTGCTCTCTGCCCCTCTATCAAAAACAAATGGAGTGATTACCTGATCAGGTTCTCCAATGGGGGTAAGTTTTGTAATTCCTGCGAGACCATAAAACCTTCCTATCTCTGTTTCGGGAGAATCGCCAAAAACTATTCTTTCTCTTGGTATTTTGATATCAACTGCATTCTCTCTTATCGAATATATCGGTTGAGACTGATTTTTACCCTCCCCTATCAAATAGGCCAGGACTTTTATTTCTATTGTCGTTTCCAGCTGTCTTTCTTTAGATGTAAAAGAAGCGAAATTATTATTTTGTGAAAAATCTTGCTGTATAAATCCCTCATATCTGTGTCCATGCCTAGAAATCAAAATATAATTAACTCCACCAGGCTTTGTTAAAAAAGGAGTTATTAATTGATTCATTTGCTGTTGATATTCTGTACGCAAAGTGATCTTATAGGACATCTCTACATAAACAGGCATCGGAATGCTTATAGTTTCATATACTATTTTGTTATTGCGCATTCCTGGAAAGTTGACTTGTCCCCTCTTTCGCTGGGCGTCAGCATTCGCGAAATTAGACGATTTATCTTGTTTGATTCTTCTTGCGATCTTTATAGACCCGCCCTTCTCATCATCATGAGGAACAACGTTGCCCCAAACTGCACCTTTCTTGCTTAAATCCTTCGCTATATTGGTTCTTTCCACTGCAATGATCGGAAGTATTAAAGCACCAGTGGCATCCCTGAAATATACATCTCTTTTCGCCGCTAAACTTCTTTCTGGTGACACCCAAGTAAGCCTTACAGACTCAAATCCGTTCGGAGTCATTGTATGTAAATTTAAATCTTTAACATAATCCAACATTGCCGCGTCGACATTTTCAATATCTGAAGCTCCGAAGCGAATTGGAAATTCTTGATCCGAAGGAACACCGCCAAGCATAAAATCATTTATTTTATGCATCGGACCACCCCGGAAGGTTCTGNCGACCAATAAATTCGCCTATTTCCCTCTCCACTTCATCTTGAGTCATGACTCTTTCTCTGGGTATTTTAAAATCTACAGGATTTTCCCTAATTGTTATATTTGGGCCTAATTCGTCCTTCCCCCCACCTATCAAATGACCTAAAACTTCAATATTCATCTTGGTTTCGAACTTCCTCTCTTCATTTGAAAAAGAACTCAAGTTATTGCTATGAGAGAAGTCCTGCTGGATGAAACCCTCATATCTATGATGCTCATCGCTTATTATAATATAGTTTATGCCCCCTGGAGAGGTTATAAACGGCACCATTATCTCGTTCATTTGTTGTTGGTACTCTGTTCTGATCGTTATCTCATAATTAACAGTTATATATACCGGAAGTGGTATTGTTATGGATTCATATACCACCTTTTTGTTAGCAGTTGGAAAGTTTGGTTGCCCCCTTTTTCTTTGTGCGTCAGCATTTGCGAAATTAGACGTTTTATCCTGCTTAATCCTTCTTGCTACTAATATGACACCACCCTTCTCATCAGATTCTGGTACCAAAGCTGCCTGAATCGTTCCCTTTTTAGAAGGATCTTTCACAAGACTTGTTCTCTCGACGGTCATTAGCGGAAGAACCAAAGACCCGTCTTTGTCCCTAACTCTAGAGTCTCTCTTGCTTTGAAAAACTCTTTCAGCAGATGTCCAGATAACAGGAAGAGGGGTCCATCCATTATTTGTGGTTGTGTGTAAATTAAGCCCCTCTAAATACGAAAGCATCGCAGTATCAATATTCTCTATTCTAGACGGAGGGAATGGAATTTCTTTTAATTTTTTAATATGGTCATCATTATCCGGCATTGAAGAGTCCCTCTCTTGCCTTGACACATTCGGCGGTTACTTCCATTTTGTGTCCAACTTGACCGAATATCTGTTTTGGTTCGTTAAGGGTCACTATTTCGTAGTATTCTTCACCGTACAAAACAAAATCACCCTCTCGGACGAACAAATTCTGATCTTCTGTTAATCTTCTTTTGTGAAAATGAACAGTTATTTTTGATAACCGATCCACTCCTAGATTTGTAGTTTCTGTTTCATATCCCTGCCACTCGACAAGAGCGTATACTCTTATTGGGTTTAAAAAATTTTTATGAATTGCCTCACCATAAACGGGATGAAAGTCGGTGTCCTCGATGCTAATTGGATAATACAAGATTTGCTGGCCAATGACCTTTTCGACCAATTCATCATTTATTTGTTTTACCAGGTCTCTTTCTTTTTTTCCCAGAAAGAGTGGTGGAGGAGCATCCTGGGGCTGCTTCCATTTATTGTCTGCCATGAATTATTACCCCACAAATACCGACAACGGTATCTTCTTTTGTATATTGATGCTGGCGTCCATTGTTTCTGAATCAATTTGAGCTAACTTAGAATATGTCATTTCAGCCAGTGTCGTCTTTAACTCCTCCCTTAACTTATCTTGTTCTTCTCTCGCCTGAGTTAACAAATCTGAACCGTTTAACGTAACCGACTCGCCTGGAATAGGAATGGTTTGAAACTTACTCCTAATCTGGCCGAGTATCTCTTTGCACAAAGATAGAGCGAACCTCCTAATCCACTGTTTGCCTATACTATTTATACTCTTATATGGCAAGTTTGCAAACGGTAGAGTGTTCATATTATTAATACCGCCTATTCCGGTATCAGTTCCTGAATCTTCCTCAGAAAACGGATCCGTAGGAATTGAAAACTGGACCCACATCTTAGAAGGTCCGCGATGATATGGTATTGGAAAAATTCTCAACTTATTATCCTTTAATTCATACGAGAAGTGGGACATCCTTGTATAAATGGAGTCCTCAAACGCCATCGCTTGAGCTTTGTTGTGCCAAGCGGGAATCAATTCAAATGTTGAAGTATCTGAAAATTGGCCATAACTGTGGAGGTTTCCTACAACGTTTAACCCTCCATAATATCCAAAGAATCTCCACATTGCTGCAGGTGTTTTATAAAAAACCTTCTTCACAAGAATCTTCTTGTTTCCAACTTTATTGAAATATGGAAGACTGCCGGAAGCGATAGCTGATGATGAGATTATCGTCTGTAAATCATAATCTTGCTGACCAATTGTAACATCGAAAGACGCTGAATATTCTGCTTGACCACGTCCAACGCCTGCTTCTGCGCCTGCGGCTTCAGAAGCCCTTCTAGCATATCCAAAGTCAAAACGCGGGTATTTTAATGCTACTTGAGTGCCGCCTAACGAAGATGACAGACTGGTGTCTCCTGTTGATTTAAGGTTGCCTAGATGGTCGAATGCTCCCGTTGAATGACCCAAAAATGAAGAAAGCGAGTTATTCGCTTGATGAATATTTAGTATGTATGAATATTCTAAAACTGCCTCTTCATACGCAGCATATACATTCGCTGTCGTTAGTTCAATATCTAGTACGTCACCACCTAATTTTCTATATACATAAGTAACCTGATCTGCTGCTCCAGACAAGAAGTTAAAATCATAGAAATCTGATGTGGTCTTGGAATATACCCTATACGGTACCACTGCATCGACATCATTAACAGAACCAGTAGATGGTAGTACAGACTTGCTCATTGTGCTAGCTGGGGTTAGTGTCGTTGGCATTTAGGGATCCTCCGGAGTTTCTCTTTTAATTAGTTAGACAAACAAAGAAAATCCGCTATGTTATGAAGAAGCCTTTGTTCTCCGTCTTCTTGTGGTCTTTGTCTTAGTTTCAGCAGTAGTTTTATTAGTTGTGTTAGATTTGTTTCTGCGTTTTCTATTTTTATTAGTTGTTTCCTTAAGAGCATTAACCACGGGCTCTGGTGCTTTTTCTTCTGG